ACTGCTCATATAAAATATTCATGCTCTGCTACCTTCCGGTATTGGAATATTTTCCCTTACCATACTGTTTCTGGTAGTTTCTTCTCTGCTGACGGTTTCCGCTTGACTGTGGCTGTGGATTAGGAAACTGCTGCGTAATGTTCTGGTTTGGCATATACTTATTGTATTTGCTGTCCATCGCCTTTGCTTCTGCTGTTTCAAAATCCAATAATGACTCGGACGCCTCATTGCACAGTTTGATACTGTTCTTTCCGCAAAGGATTCTCTCCCCTGCCCCCTCACCAAAAAGGGTGTCGAAGAACACATAAAAGCAAGCACACTGTGCACGGATGATATCACTGTTTTTTCCGACTACCGGAACATTCTGCTCCGCTTCATGCATTGCTGCTTTCGCTTCATCGATCGCATCTAAAAAATCCGCATCCGTGAAATCCACGTCTGCTTCAAAATCTCCAAATTTCCAAAGGCTCATAGGCTCACTCTCCCATTTCTTCTTTATTCTCCGCCAGCAGTGAATGTACAGGTCCCCCATCCGTCTGTGGTGGTTGCAGTACCCTTTGTGATTTCTCCGGCCGCTTTAAAGCTGCCTTTGTAAATCAGGGCATCCGTACCGTCCCCTTCTGTATCCGGAATTACACTCCATGTTCTCTTTCGTGCAGTACAAGTTGTTTCCGATGTCTTCTGTTCAAACAGATCTACCACCACAATATCAACCTGCGCTTCTGTTCCGAGAATCTCATCGTCAGTAATTGCTGCAATCTTTTCATGTACCGGATCATTGGTATACCGGTCAAATTCGTAATCGATTGCCGGCGCATAACAGACTACGTCACTTCTTTCAGACGCCTCATCCACATATTGCCGGCTGTACTCTGTCGAGTTCTTTCCATCCGACAGCGATGTAAATCCCGTCATTCTGGTAAATGTCTTTCCTGATCCGTCAGCGTCCATAAAAGCCACTCTCTTATGTCTGCCAACTAACATTTTTTCACTTGCCATTTCTTCACACTCCTTACTTATAAATCAATCTGCATATCATCTGATACCGTCCCAGATCGACCTCTGTACTAAATAAATAGCCGGACTGCAGCACTTCTACCCTGATAGCATCGTGCCCGTCCAGCTCCGGAACAATATCATTCAGGTTATTCTGTTCTGTCCACTCTTCAAAGTTCTGATAAAACCCACTGTTGGCAATACCGGTTCTGGCGTCCCCATCGTAGGCTTCCTTACTTGTCAGAGCGAACTGGAACTGCTTCAGACAGCTCCCGTCCACATATCTCTTATAGATAGGATCTACGCCGATTGGATCAATGGAATATTCCATTCCATCACCAAGATAATCAATATTGATCTTCCGGTTATCGATATCTGGATAAGTCCTTACATACTCCCGGATACTATCAATAATCGGTTTCCGTTTACTTTCCGGCAAGTTTCTCAGCTCCTTCCCTTATGGCATCTTTATGTCTCGCTTTCATTGTTTCAAACCATCTTGCCTTAGTTTTATGCTCATAATACTGCCGGCGGGCATACGGAGCAAGATATTCAATGGAACCAGAACCAACCACTGTACCAAGCGTCCCGGACTTAATCAGCATCCCGGTTCTTCTCGGTGTCAATGGATTCATGTAGCGCAGACACTCGGAATCTACAAATGCCTGTGCATTGGAAAAAGCACCCTCTTTTCGCTTTGAAAAGCCAGGTGCCCATTTCAGTTTTGCCGTTACCGATCCGTCTGCATGCGTAACCGTGGTGATACTTCCACGTGGCGTATTGATTGAAAATGCTTTCTTGCCAGCCATCTACTCACCTCCGACCCTCCAATGTGGAAGCGTCCCAAACCGGTTATCTGACCAGCTTGTCACCTTACAATGCCTCTGGAACAGCTTTTTCAAATCCGCCGGCTTCTCAATCTCCTGACAGCACTCACCGAGCACGATCTGATCCCCGTTCTGTATAGTCCAGTTTCCGAAGCCTCCACAACAGGCATACTCTTCCGGCGGGAGATACTGATCTGCTTCTGGAATATCCGCAGGAATACGGATCTTATAGACTTCCGCACTGTTCAGACTGTTATCTGAAACTGCGGCCTTATGATCTACATAAACATGAACGCCGTGCAAGACTGTCCGGGACCAGGTATCAAAACGAGTGGTCTCATCGTATTTCCTGTTATAAACAGTCACATCCATATTTGTGATCACAACGCATCCCCACCTTTCTTGACAGCCATCCAGTAGGAAGAAGATAAGGATATACCGCATCATATACCTTTTTCTTCACAATCTCTTCTGCTGTCTTTCCATCCGTCTGCTCTGTAACATAAGTGACACTGTATCCGTCATTATTTTCTGACTTCACCAACGGGGTTTCTGACTGCTGCTGTGCATTGTATTTGTAATAAACCTCTGCTGCAGCGCAAACAGCATCTTTTACCGCGTCATTTTCCACAGCAAAGATATCACCTTTCACATAAGTCAAATGCCGGATATAGGCTTCCGCCTGCCTTTCGGCTTTTCGAAAGTCCTGTTCCGGAATGGTTCTTCCTCCATATTCGTCTGCATAATATCCATACGTGACCTGCATGGATCATCACCTTCCCTTACTCACCGGATTTCAGAACTGCAAACGGACATCTCTTGGTCTTGTCTGTCTTCAGTGAATTGATCGGGTTCGGGATTTCCCATCCAAGACGCATCACTGCACGAAGCGCAACCATATCGTTCTGCATAAGATTGTATGCGATGGTTCCGTCCGTATTCTGGACAACACCTTCTGTGAACAGCTTAAATGTAATATCCTGACGGATAGAATATACAAGCTGCGAGAAATCTCCGGAGATCATGAGAGCTTTTGATTTATCAAACGCACCGTTGTTTGGGAAGTTCATTGGGGATCCATCAAGTGCATACTGTGTAGTTCCCTGCAAATCCTGTTTAAACAATGGATCACCATTTGTATTTTTCAGTCCTCTAAGTTTAGCTCTCATAGAGATATCTGCCATGTGGCCATTTACAAAATATCCACAATCTTCAACTTTTGCGATCACTCCATCCTCTGCCATGATTTTGTCATAGAGGCTATCTGACGTTCCTAATGTCACAACTGCATTCGCTTTTGTAGCTGTCGCAACTACATCTTCTCTCCATGTAGAAGGTTTATTTTCACCAAACAGCACAGCTGCATCAATCACTTTTCCAAATGCCTCTGTTACTCTTGGCTTTACTTCTGCCCAAATGTCATATTCTGCATCGTCCAATACAGCTTCCGGAATCGGAACAATAACAGCAATTTCCTCAGCTGTAATAAACTTCTTGTCCCAAGCCTGCTTTGTTGTCTTCTTCTGGCCATTATCACCATTTACAAAGTAAGCAATCGGCAGCATATCAAGGACTGGCATCTTGTACTGCTTGCTTGTCATGTTTGCCAGCTTACGGCCCCTTGACAGTACAGCTGACTGTGCGATTGTTCCCTGGATGATCTCATTGGATTCCTGAATTGGAATCAGAGCCTCTGCTCCGGTACGATCAATGATATTTGCATCTGTTTCAAACAATCTTAAATTCATTCTTCTATTCTGCATTTACTCTACCTCCGTTATCTTCGCGCGGCAGCTCTGATTCTGTCATTGATGGATGCATTCATATTTCCACCAGAACCATCGGATGCATTTCCTACTGAAGAATCTGCGATACGATAAGAGCTACCGCCTGCATATCTTGGATTCTCTTTCAAAAACTTCTCTGCTGCCTTTTCAAATGTTGTTTTATCATCTACCATTTTGGAGATTTTAAAAGTTACATAGTCCAGATCGTCCGCCTTTACTCCTTTGCTGGACAAGAATTTTTCATTTTCCATCTGCTGGACCTTGTTCTGAGATTCTGCTAACTGCTGTTGTAACTGTGCTACGTTCGGCTGGTTTTTAGCTCTCTCTGTTTTGAACTGGCTGATTGCCTGAGTTACCTCGTCTTCTGTCATTCCCTGACCTCTGAAGAAATTTGCAAGAGCTGCTCTTTCCGACTTTTTCGCTCGCGAACTTGCAATCTCTTCCAATTGTTCATAGGTATATGTTCCGGTTCCATGTGCTCCGGATGCGCCACCAGTGGATCCGTTTCCACCATCTCCATTCCCGGCATTTCCACCCTGTGTACCAGAGCCAGCTCCTGCGCCGTCTTCAAAGAGCTGTAACATCATTCTTTTTTTATACATTTCATACCTCCGTTTTGCCTCGACAGGCTCTGAGCTTTTTCCGTCTTCACGTTTTGGACATAATAAAAACACCCCGAAGGATGTTTTCTACATAAATGTTATACAGTTGTATTCCCTGTTAATATCTGTAACCCCAAGGAACCAAGAATCCATCAGAAGTTTTCCACCATCTGATAGTTTTTCCCATTCAATTATTGTCATTCCACTTCCAGTATCCTCTCTTATCCGATCATTAGACAGATCTTTTAATGAATTAATCAGATTACATGTAAGCGCTGATACCGCAGCGCACACACGATCGACACCGTTAGGACCATTTCTTCCTGCATGACCGTTCATCTGAATACTGCGATCTGTTATTTTAATAGTTATCATTGAAACCTCCTAAAATTGAGTACAAAAATACCACCGGTCATTATGACTGGTGGCAACTATACAACTGCATTTAATGCTTTGTTGTATTCAATTTCTAATTCATGTTTAAACTTTTCAATCTCTTCTTTTTCCCAACCCTTTTCTTGCAAAGTAGATACAATCTCTTCTGGTTCGCATAAAATTTCTTTCAGGCTATTTATTTCATCGAGCAGATGTGTATTTCTAATAGCAATTTTTATCTGCTCTTCTGAATATCCCTGTTCAACCATAACACTACGCATATCTTCATCTTCAATTTCTTGTAGTTTTTTATCTACATCTGGTGTGCTCATGTCAAACATCGTCATTGCAATCCCTCCATAATCTCTTTTAAAACCTCTCCAAAGATTCTAGCGGCTTCTCTTGGCTTTTTACTAGTCATATATTCTGAAAAGCATTCTGCAAAAAACTCTCTTTCATTCTTATTTGCATACTCTGATATATGTTTAGTAATAAATTCTTTTTTAGAAAACTCTAACGCTTCGTTAAGCTCTCTTCCATTATATCCCATCCGGGACCATTCCGCACGCTCTACACGAATATAATCAAAATATCCTAATTGTTGCAATACTTCTCGTTTTACAGCTGCACTCGTTCGAGTTGTTCCGTATATGCTTATTTTTCCTCCCCAAACTCTATTTCGTGTAAGATAACCATCTAATTGATGCCCCATTTCGTGAATTATAATAGCGTCCGCATCAGTCCCTTCAGGATGAAACTGCATTCTTACATCTCGGTCATACCGCTTTTTTAGCTCCTTGTAGTCACTAAACTCACTGCTAATTCTCAAAACGCCAGACAAAGACTCGCTCATTGCATAGCCTGTTATATTGGGATCATACAATACTTTGTTCGTATATCCTTTAAGCTGTGGAAATTTATCGTATACTTTCTTAATTCCATTATATACCGATTTCTTTGATCTTTCATCCATTTTTCCAAAATCGACATTCTTTTTATCCACGCCTAGCATTTTTACTACCTTGCTCTTTTCAAACAGATTGTCTGTACCCATTATATTCTTTGCCACTTTTAATTCTGCTTTGCTTGGAGCTACTTTTCCCCGCATATCCAGATAGATACGCTCACGTTCTTCTGTAAGGCTCATCTTCCGGCAGAATCTGGAATACTCATTAAGCTGTCCTTGATATTTTGCTTTTTGAAGTATTACTTCATTCGGATCAGCGCCACCATGTTGCAGTAAACACACTTTTTCACGCTGTGCCCTCATGACTGTTTCCATCTGCCTCTGTCTTTGTTTTGCTTCGTATAGCGTATATTCTTTACCATGGAACTCCTTCGGATCATTCTCCTTTTGATTCTGCTCTTCCAGCCAATCATCTGGCCAGTTCCTCTCTGAAATTCCTTTTATGAATGGATAATAGGTATGATAGCAGTTTGCTCCTAGAAGACCTGTCACCGTACCAAGACCGCAAACAGAATATAATTGCTCTTCTGTCCATATTCTTCCTTGCCATACGGAATGAGTTGGTCGTGCTCCTGCATGCCACTCCACCTCGAAATACTCCGTTCCTAGCTTCTTTGCGTTATACTCTGATATTTTCCCAGTGATCTGGCTTACCGCTGTCATAACAGCTCTCCTAGCAGCCACATCCACACGATTGGTTCTGCCGGATGCATATTCTATCTGCCGTAATCCGCTATTGGTCAGCTGTGTGACTACTCGTCTTAGAACTGTATTATAATCAAACGATCCGGTCACGATATCAAAGCAAGCTGAATCAAGATAATTTGTATAGACTTGCGACAACGGTGTTATAATCTTTTTTCCATCTCCGTAATCTAAGTAAAACCCTAGAGAATTTGTCACATTTTCTAAATCTTCCAAACTCTGCTGCACGATTGCATCTGTAATCTGCTTGAGCTGTTCATTTTCTTCGAATGGTATGTACTCTACATTAATCTGTTCGTATATATCCTTATTGCGGACATATTCCCAATCAATCACTTTATCGTACAACTCAAACATCTCCGGGTAAGAAGCACTAAGCGTTGCCTTGATTTCATTTTCAATGTCTTCTGATGAATAACCTAAAATGAGTAATCTATTAATCTGCCAATCTGCTGTACTTGTAATCTCTCCAGTTTTCTTAATTCTCCGGACTATGTCCTGCATAATCCGCAATTCTAAATCTTGATATCTTCCAGCAATCTTACTGGCCATCTGATTCTTGTAATCATCTCGCATATTATTCCATCACCTGATTCTGCTCTGGTAGATTTTGCCTTGCTTGCTCCACGGTCTCCCCATACCATTTTGCACGGTATTCTTCATGCCGCATCACTCCCATGCTGACATCCTGACGGTCCTGCTGCCGCTCTGCGCCTTTATCCTCGATAATAGAATCGTCAAAAGCGATCACAATATCTGTATTTATATCTAGTGCGTTCCCTGTCACAATCCCGAGTCGGATAATAATCTGAATTAATTGCTTCAGCACATCATCCAGGATGATTTCATGCTTCTTTAGCATCCGATACATATCTGAGTTTTCGGATATTACCTCTGTTGCAGTTTTTACGCCAGTACCATCAAACCGATATCTTTCTGTTCCGAATCCACATTTCAGTGACAGATAATTCAGATCATCATTGATCGCTTTGCTGTGTTCTTCTACTCTGAGGCTCATATCCACCTCTTTGATCAATCCTGTCTGGCTCTTATCATAATCTTCCGGGAGTGAGTAAAATACGCTGTCTTCCGGGTCAAATACCGGAGTACCGTCTATGTTCGACAGCATTTCAGGAGCAACAAAAATCCTTTTTCTGCCAAGATCGAACTCATTGCAGTAAGAATCATATTCCATATCCAGTTTTTTCAGTACATCGATAGAATTTGCGAATATGGAAATCCCCATAGGATTGCTTTCATCCGCATTGTTCGTGATGTTCAGACGGTCAATAACAAACTGTGGATTCGTGGATCCTGTTTCCGTTCTTGCTGCCAAATTGGCAAAAGGCTTCAGCTGCCTCCATTCCTGTTCCGTCAGTTCCTGACCTTCTGCACTTCCTTTCGAGCACTCCAATACACTATTTTCGATGACATATATGCCATTTTCATCCATTTTATGAAACTGAATCTGCACGTATTTCTTTTGTCTGATTGTATGGATAAATGTAAAAATGCACTCTGTTACGCTTCCGTTGTTCCAGCTGACTGGATAAATGTTCTTCGCATCTACATAATTAATTCCGATCTTTCCGTCTGAGACTGTTCCATCTTCCTGCACGGTTGCGTTATAAAGATACGGAATATATGCCACTGTTCCGGTATAAGCTTTCCGTTCCTGGTAGTCGTTTCCCGTCACAAGAAAATGATTATCGTTTAGAACTTTCTTCACGAATTTCTGAGTCGACTCATCTTCCAGCGTGATCATCACGCGCTCATTCAGAAGAAGATCTGCGATGTCCTCCGAAAGTTTCTTTGCCATCCCCATGCTTTTTCTGCGGCATCTCTTACATGTACCGCGTCCGGAATAGACTTTATAATACGTGAACCGCTTGACGTTAGAATTATACCAACTGATCCACTCATCGATCTTCCGGTAAAACGAAGCATCTACTGTATCAATTCCTTTTTTTCTGAAATAATTAAATATATTCATCGTCTTCTCTCACCTCCCTGCTGCCGAAATCGCAAATATCAATCTCCTTTGTCAAATCATCTGATGGCAACCAGTATTTCATCTTGCTCCATGCTCCCATCACCGCATAACGAATCGCATCCATACAGTGATCATTCTCTTTTACAGGAACTTCTTTCCCTTTTTCAATTGATTTCTTATCGTATTCATATACCCCGAACTCATTTACTGCATTTTCTTGCTTTGGAGCAATAGACATAATGTCAAATACCAAAACCTTTTGTACACGGCTAATGCCTAATGCTACATCATTCTCTGCATCGCGAAGAAACACCTGATAATCCACACTTTTCCTGGTTGCTCTCTTTATTTCTTCTGCCAATCCTTTTGCCGATGGATCCAGGGAAATATAAAAGAGTCGGTTATCATATTGTTCATGTAATTCATCCATGAACTCAACAAGATCCTGTGCATACTCAGACGGACTTTTCTGCTTCCCTGTCTCTCGCCCACTATGATAATACTCTCCTAATCCCGGAAACTTTTTTCTGTAAGTATCAAGGCCAAATGCTTGAAATGTAGTCGCATTCTGTTGGCCATAGTCACCGCCAATATAAATTCTGTCATATCTTCTATCTGAATCTGGCTTCTTTCTGTGCCTTTCTCCAAACATATAATAAATCAGTTCATCAACCCCAACTGATTCTCCAAGCCATACCCATCTGTACATTTTCGGATCAGCAACCTCCATTGCCTTGGCAGAAGCAATCAGATCAGGTCCCAGCCAGGCAGCAGGTACATCTCTGTAATCTGTATGGATATGTACGCAGTCAGGACGTTTTTCCATCTTCTTGCACCACTGATTAATCGGTGCATTCGGATTCTTCGGCGGGTTATACAGATAAATCATTTGGAAACCACCTTTATTTCCACGAACGAAAGTAGCTTCAATATTACTTAACTCATCCTCACCCTCACCGTCATCAAAGAATTCTGTCAACTCGTCTAGCACAACCAACTTGATCGGTTTATCCTCATCAATAATACCTTTCGTATCATCAATGCCATCTGATCCGGCAAAATACATCGTTGTTCCATACTTCTTATAAGTGATCTCCATTGGAGACTTTGTAATCCGGAACTTACTTTTCGGAATCTCCAAGCGGTTAATTCCTCGGAGCATCTCCTTGTAAACTGTTTTCCGCAGCTTGTTATGATGCTTACGCAGCACAACCACAGAGCCATTGGCATCTGATACAAGTTGATAATCTGACCTGATAGCTGCATAACTGGATTTCGTCCCGGCACGACCAGATGTCAGGATGATATGCTTGATACTTCGGTTATTGAATATCGGCAGGTACTTCGGAATCACTATATCCGATATCCTGACTTGTTTCTTCTGGCGCATCATTTATAATCTCTACTCCTTCATCCTCATTCTCAGCATTTCCAGAGCTTCTACGGATCTTTTCTGTATCCGCCTCCATCCGTTCTGTCCTGCGTTGCTGTTCTTTATCATCCGCAGCAGTCTGTGCATTCTGTCCAGCATACTGGGCAACAAAATATGCAGCCTTTGTATTTCCCCGCATTGCCTCCTTGATTTGAGCCATAAGCAAAGCCGATTCCAGAGTACACTCAACACCAAGCGACTCTAAAACCGGCTTCCATTCTTCATTATCTATTTCCGCAGTAAGCAGTAGGTTCAACGTCTTCCGGAAGTCTGCCTTCCTGCGTCTTACTTCGCCACTTTTCTTACCTCCACGGGATTGTATTTCCCGTAGTTCTTCCGTACTTCGTTTGTCAAATCCTTTATCTCTTATGTTTTCATATCCTGCCACTTCACCACCTTCCATTCCTGTTTATTATTGATGGACCATATAGGAATCGAACCTACGACATTTCGCTTATGAGGCAAATGTTCTACCACTGAACTAATGGTCCGGGGTTTGAGTATTAGAAAAGCACCCCGAAGGGTGCCTGTTAATCAATCTATAATTGCTTATATAAATAAATAGTACTTGCTATAAGAATAATATTTATAATTAATACATATGGGAATCTAAATATGCTCCTAATCCCCCAATTTTTTACTACATACCATTTCTCTGCTTTCCAATTTTTTCTTCCCACTTTTTTCAATGCTTTTTGATAATCCCTGTAGCATTTACTTGTTGCTGTTCCATTACACCAAATCCCATAGCAGCCATTACCAATATCTTCAACGCTATATCTATTACGTGATGCACTATTCACTGTCATGCCAATATTTTTATCTACTAGCTTAGAAATTGTATATAACAAGAAAAAAATAATATTAAACATAATAAAGCCTATCATGGTTAAACACAGCAAAGGAATCGTTATGTCATCCTTATCTTTTAACTCGCATATCCCTTTTACTACTCCAGCCATTCCAGTTATTCCGCCAAAAAACACAAATATAATTGCAGAAAATAAACCAACTACGGTAATTATATTTGCATTCAAAGATCCTGATACTTCTTCAACTTTTCTTTGGAAATTATATGTTATAGAATTAAAATTATCTATTACATCTTTCCTTATTTGTTCATTGCTATGTTGCATGTTTGAAGCGTTATTTTTTAATCTTTCTTCTTCCAATGCAATATGATCATACAGCTTCTCTAGCTTTAATATTATTTCTTCTCTGTTCAGTGTTGTTGATATATCACTTATAACTTTTTCACATTCTTCACTTTCACAAGCCAAGAATCTCAACATCTCATCAATATTATTTAACATATAGCTTATTATATCGTCGCTTTTCATCATTTTTTCATTTACAAATCTCGAAATGATGTGATACTGATGTCTTCCATTTTCTTTATAACATTCTATAATTCTAATTAAATTTTTTCTGTACTCCTCATTACTAGATCCATATTCGTCTGAACAAAATATTTCTAATAACTTTTCTGTATCCTTTGTATTGTTGTACTGCAATTTTTATACCCCATATATTTTCTCTCGTTGCGTTTTGTAATATTTACGGATTTCTTCACATTTAATTTCTTGGTTTAATTTTGTATTCTTCCATGGATCTTCTTCATGAGTTTTTCTTACTAATTCAAATGGATTATTTACTTTCGAGTATGAATCAACAACTTTATTAATTATCTTTTTTGTAATAAGATCTATTTCTTTTGATGATTCATAAACAATTTTCATTGTTTTTTCGTCAAATTTCATTGCTTTATTTTCTTCTTGATTTGGAATATTTTCTCTACCATATTTTCTGTAATATTGATATGCTTCAACAACCACCGGACCAAATTCCCAAGCCATAATAGGGGCATCAAAACATTTCTCTCCTGTTTCTACTAACATTGCTGCTTGTGAATAATATAATAGTTTTTGTAGTTTCAAATTGCTCACCGGGCTGTCAATTTTATTTGAATATCCAATAATATATGTTGATATATCAATTACACTGTATTTCATCATCGGTACCCTTCCCTTCTTTTCTACATAATACTATTATATTCACGAAATTGCAATAATTTCACCCAACAGAAAAACACCCACACATCCCTGTGCAGGTGCCTCTTAGGTTTTATACAAAGAGAGGACGAGCCATCAGCTTTCCACCTCAGGCTCATTGTAATTCTCTCACACATCTATACTAAACTTCAATAAACTATAATAAATTATTTTGGTATTTTTAAACGTCCTAATGCTCTCCCATGCAACTTATGAACCCACTGTTCTGTACAATCCATCTTTTCAGCGATTTCCCAAAAACGCAATCCCTTAATGTATCGATAAAACAGTACGTCATTTTCATCTTCATTCTTCACTGTCTTAATCTGATTCTCAATGGATATATACGATTCGATACATTTGCTCTTTTCTATCTCAAGTTTTTTCTCCAGTGAATCTATTCTTGCCAGTTCATCTGACAAATCTTTCTGATTCCCACTTCCATGAGGCATCCCCGAATAGTCTGTTGCTTTCGTAGATTCTGCAAGTTCCCTGAGCTCTCTTACCTCATCGTCAATTCTACTGATTCGTCTTCTGTTAGCTCTGTACCCTCTCAGATACTCTTTTTTCCGGTTGTTCTCGTTCTTCACATTGTTCTCTTCCAGTCTCTTCTCCATTGGCATCATCTCCTATCTTGTACTTTCTCGCCAAGTATTCTGCTACATCTCCATGCCACAACTGCTGCCCTTGTGTTTCAATCAGCTTTCCTGCCTGGTATGCTGGTCGATGAAACTTCTCGCTTGCCTTCCGATCAGGTGGATGTTCTGCCATATCAGCATAATGTTCTTTTTGGTTCTGCTGGATTTCCGCAGGACTCCAGCGTGTGTCTGTACTTCTTTTCACTGTTCATCACTCCAATCAAATTTACAACCGCATTCGCCACAATAGTTGTTTCTGCTTTCCGCATCCGACATTACCTCTTTATCGCATAAAGGGCATACATAGTCGATATCTCCGTTCAGTACATCTAAGATAATCGGCTTTACTGGAATGTGATTCTGGCTTTGCAGCGCAATAGCAATTTTCGCAAGTTCGATAGCATCAAGCCATTCTCCACATTTTTCTTTTTCCTCAAACTCAGCTAACTTCTCCATAGCTTCTGACAGCTTATTCCTGTCCTTAATCACTGCTTTTCCGCAGTGGTATGTTGTTAATCTCTCTTTCATTCCCTCACCTCTTCTCCTTAAAAAAGCGTAAAAAAATACCAACCACCGAATATTGATGGTTGGCAAGAACAATTTTAATCTTTTTGAATTCCAGTTCCGTTGCAATGCTTGCATTTTACCAAGTCGTATCCAACTTCCTCGAGAGCTCTTTTTCTACACTCTCCCATTGATAACGTTCCAGGAGCATCATACCTGTCAAATATTTCTGAATATTTTTCTTCATCTCTAGGTTTTTTGAATTTCCCGGTTCCTTCACACCAAAAGCAAGTTCTCATATCGATATCCTCCTTCGCATATTTGATACGAAAATTATACCACTCCAACCATCAATATTCAATTGTCAAGGTACTCTCATGTTTTTTCTCCACGTTTACCAATATCTAAAGCACAATGCATACATCTTTTGCTCCCAGTCGCACCGAGATAAAAGCTCGTCAAAATCCTTTTCCGGCATGAACTTTATCCCGTAATGCAATCTGGATATGAATTTATATAATTCTTCAAACATTGCTACTCCTTGTATTTCTCCATAATTTCCATAATTGCTTTCATGAGCTTTGATGCTTCAAGGATATCTTCGTCACTTATATTTTTTATACGGTCATTTCTTCGCAGTTCTCCAAGTTCGTATATTCCATCTTGGAGTGTCTTAAAAGCTTCTGCCAGTATCGTTTCCTGTGCAGCGTCCTCATTCAGCTCATAGAACTTTTCGTATTTATCATGTTCTCCGAATTTATCAGTTACAATCTTTGTCCTCTTCGGAGTGATTTTTACAATCTTCGCCGGAATAATCTTGTCATGTCGGAACCAATGCCATCCACATTGAATCTTTCTCGCTACTCCTACTACATCTCCAACTTTCAGAGAATCTCTATCTATTTCTTTTAATTCGATTTTCATTTTGTTTTCACCTCCAGGAAATCACTTAAACTCATTTGCGCTGTATGCTCTTCCAACCTTTTCTTAGAAAGTTCATAATAGTGCTTATCCAATTCAAATCCAACATACTGCAGTCCTGCATCATGCGCTGTTATCAGACTGCTTGCGCTCCCAACGTGCGTGTCCAGTAATTTCATTCCTCTTTCTGTGTATCTGTCAAACAACCATCTGTACAACATCACTGGCTTTTGAGTAGGGTGTATCCGCTTTTCATTCTTTTTCTTGTTTCCTTGCTGGATATGCCCCTCCTGTATGCTCTTTCCTTGGAACATTCCGTTCCACATATACCGAAATAGCCTCACGCTATCATGGAAACTGCAGAATGCGATTTCGCAATCTGAAAAATCTGTATTGCCATTGCATTTATCCCATACAATCCTACCCGGAGGGAAATGATAATCAAAATAGTTACATCCCCAAACGATCTGATTCTTGGAGACCCTAAACAATTCATCAAAATACGCTTTATCTGGAATTGTCCATTCTGCAGATTTCTGATACACTCTTTGAACTCCAATCGGGCTTATGCGTCTCCCGTAAAATCCTCTTTTCTCCGGTCCGCTAAAATATGGCGGGTCTACAACGGCGATGTCGAAATATTTATCTGGAAATTCTTTCATGCCATCCATACAATCCATGTTGTAATATCCGAAATCTAGCATTCCGCACCTCCAATAAAATCAAATATATCCATTTGCCCCATCTGCTCCCATGTTTCTGTACCAATTCCGCATGTTTCTAACGCATCTTTATACTTCACCCCGTTGTTTTCAAGGTTCATGCAGATTTCATAACATTTCGGATGTGTTACGGACATTCTTTGGAATCTGTTTGGCTCTTCTTCCAGGTGCGCTCCGAATCCACAGAACATACATCCTGTTCGTTGTTCTCCTGTCGTATAATAGTTGCCTCGCTGATCTTGCTTAACATCTCCGTACACAGAGCATATTTCCACATCATTTTCGACCACGTATCTTAATACGTCCTGTCTGTTCCAAAATCCTAACGGCTGTGATTTAATTTTCTTCCCGTCATACACATTACAGCCTGTGCTTGCGTATAGATGCGCTCGCATGAATCCCTCATCCTGTGTTGTGCCGATATATGGTTTTCTGCCGGTGTGCTTTTCGTATTCTTTAAATGGTTTCTTCTTCATAATGTGACAGCACTTCTCAGATGTATCAAATTTTGCGTCCAACAGAAACTTCCATTTTTTTGCCAAAACTCCGAACTTTCCACGCTCGTCCCCGTTCAGCAGATAGTTTCTATACCGATCTGATAAGTTCCCGTGTCGCAACTTATGTATTTTCAATGCCGTTTCTTTCGACACAAGCGGGAATCCGTATTGGTCAACGACCTGTTTAAATGTAATCCTCTTTCCATCCTTTTCTCTCGGATATATCTCTACAAACTCTCCCGGTGCTTTCCTTGCAAATCTCACGATTTCTGGAAATTCCAAACCTGTATTGGAGAATACAGCTGGGACATCATTTCCTAATATTTTTCGGATCATATGTAGTAGCACTGTGCTATCAAGTCCAGCAGAATAGCTTAAATACACTTGCCCCTCCCAGTTGTAATGCCATTCTCTTATACGGGTTTCTGTAAGCCGTAGCTTTGTTTCATATGGCAGATATTTTCTTTGCGAGAACTGCCAGTCATTTAGTTTCAAGTCATCTTCTTGTATATACATCTTCTCGAAAGGAGCCGATATATCTTTGCCCGGCCGGAGCTCCGTCTCCTTTCTGTATTTTTTCTAAAATTCTCTTATGTTACACGTTCCAATCTTGACCCGGACCGGAGTTCCCGGCAATTCCATTACTGTAAGCTGTGGTCTTACCATTCACTCCGTAAGCATATCCGAGTCCTTTGTATCCACTGACTCCTTGCCAGTGCATATTACCTCAGATAAAATCAGTAATATTCATCTGCGACTCTTTTTCAACTTTCAGCATTTCATTCTTAGCTCTTGCATAGAAATTTCGGTCAATTTCAAAACCGAATGCGCTTCTACCAAGGTTTCTAGCTGCTCTCAACGTGCTTCCAGAACCGCAGCATGGGTCGATAACCACATCTCCAGGATCAGTAAATGTCTGAATCAGTTGTTCCAATAATTTTACTGGCTTCTGAGCTGGATGGATTTTAGGTATCTCTTTTCCATCTTTCTCCCACTTAAACCAGTTAAATACCATGTGCCCTGTGCCTCGAATTGTTTTTCCGTTTTCATCAAACTGTGCGCCATTTCTAAATTTCGGTAATTTGCCCCGGTATAATACCAAAGCGTATTCCGTAGCACCTACAACACGCATATTCGCTTTCAATACCTGTGGACTGTAGTTTTTTACAAACACAAGCGGTATGTAATTCACAAAGCCATGTTTCTTAGCTGCGCTGATCAATGTGCTTAACTGTTCAAAACTGCAAAACACAATCATGCATGGTGCGTCAGAACTTCGTCCACGCTTACCAGCTTTCTTAGGTTCTTTCTTTAACATTTTTGAGCAAAAATGAAAATACTCATACAAATTAAAATTAAAATCCGAATTGAACGCTGCTTTCTTTGCAAGTTTGCTTTCACCGTTTTTATTTTCTCCCCCTTTGTACCACATAGGATTACTGCCATAAAAGTTATTACCGACATTGTACGGCACGTCGGCTATGATTAGCTGCGCTGGTGGGATTGCATATCTCTTGTAATTCTGCATGGAATCTCGAAAGATTTCACATTTTATTTTCTTCTGTTTCATTTTCTTCTCGGAGCAAAGAGCTCTTTTACACTGGCCAGCAAATCTCCTGCTCCTTTCGTTTTTATTTTCTTACAACCCTAAATTTCTTTATTTTTTCGTGCATCGGTTCTTCATTTTCGTGATACTTTCCAGTCACATTACAAACCATATTCTCCATGTCTACCCAATTAATTTGGATAATGGTTATTTCGATTTCTTTTCCCGGATTATCAATAATCAGCTTCTCACCCTGTTTAATGAGCGTATTCTCTGCATCAGATTTCATCTCAAACGAAAATGTAGTCCGCATCATTTTTCCTCTTGGTTCTTTGTCATAATAGAGACAATTCCGTTTATGCTCCCAACAATCGCCACCTTGTGAATAATGCTTTTTACATGTAAGGCATTCTGATTCCATCATTTCACCTCATTCGCAAGCTGGAACCCCATTCTTGCCACATTCCTAAGATTCTCTCTAATCAGTGCTTTGTTCGGGTTCCTGTGTGTATCAAGAAACTTCCACAGCTCCGATCTTTCCGTTGGTTCATTTGCAACGTAATCATCTGTATAATCGTATTCAGCTTTTGCAACTTTCAAACACTGAATCATGTAATCTATCTTTTCTCCAATATTCATGACTTACTCCTTTACCGCATATCTGCTTTCGCATATTGCAAAAAACTTTCCGTCATGCTCTTCGCAATATCTTTTCAGCACTTTCTCGCAAGAATCACTGCTGTCAATTTCCTCTTCGTGAACAACCGTTCTTTTTTCGTCTATTACAAGGCAACAGGTTTTCTTCACAACTTCAATTTCTTTCTTTTCATGGTCTTTCTTGTACTGTTTGAGGACTTCGATATATCGTTCAGGATGTTTTACCGCTAATTCATTACAGGTAATACCCGTGCCATTGTTATAGGCACTCAGCTTGCAACGACTGCAACTCCTTCCCTCGCACATTTCGCCTCTAAGTATAATTGCTTCTTCCGCTGTCAGTTCGTCCTCTACTAATCCCTCAAGCATTTCATCTGTCCACGCATAGTCATCTTCTACAACTTTGTAGCAACCATCATACACGTATGTAATCGTTACAATCTTTTTCTTTATCATTTCAGCAACTGCGTATAAACTGCCATACAACACCGATGTTTTTAAGTCACTTCTAACTTTTACCTTGTCTCCAACTTTGTATTTCATTTCGTGCCTCTCTTTCTCAGTTTTTCTGACAGATTCTTTCTCTTCTGTTTCTTCTCTTTCCATCGTCTCAGGTACTCAATCTGCGCCTGATCCTCTTTTTCTTGTCTGTTCATGGTCTTTATCCCTTGTACAGATTCGGAATCGGCATCCATGCTGCCACTCTGTACAGTGAGCATCCACCGTGTCCGTTTGAGTATCTATCCCACTCAAGGTATCCGTACTGTCTATCAAGCCAGTGCTTTTCTGTGTCCTCGTCAAACACTTGGATGTAACATCCTACACTGTACTCTCTGTATCCGTTACCGTTCGTTGTCTCAAGTGTGAGTAGTACATCTCTTTCATCTTCCGGAAGTCTTTCTGTCACTGGTATCCAGCCATGTCCTTTGTCAGCATTGTCAATCTTGCACATCTTCTCAACATACTTTCTGACGGTCTCTGTTGTGAGCAGAATCCCTTCGTCCTTTCTGTCCGGATTCAGTTCATCTGACATTGTGTTCTTCAATTCTTCCTCGGCTTCGTTCAGCCACGAAAGAAACGTTTCTGCATCAATCGTTTTCCCCATCTCTTCTCCTTTCGCTTTTCGCAACATATTGTCCGTAGCTCATACCATGCTGCTTTGCTTCAGCTGCGACTCTTACTAATTCGCTTCGATACTTCGGTCCTTTTGCGCCTTTTGCTTTCTTCGGTTTGGCTTGCTTTCGTTTCATTGCCAGTTCCTTTTTCTGTTCAGGACTCAAGGCTCTGTGTCTTGCCTTTCCTCTCTCGCAGCACTGTCTCCGGCTTCTTTCTTCTCCGCAAGCCTTGCTACAACACTTCTTCCGGTTGCCGACTATCTCAAATTCTTTTCCACAGACTGAGCATACCGCCCAGCCTTTATTTGCTTCTGCCATTCTTAATCACCTTCCTAGCAACTTACTTTCCAGATCATCCATGTCGTAATGTCTTCTCTCAAAGTTGTTATTGTTCTTCGTTGCTGGTTTCTTATCGTGCCGTTCATCATACTTTCCTTCAAGCACCTTCACAAAATTATTCGGATTGATGAACCAATCGAAGTTCAGTGAGAATCTCGCATCTGTCTTTCCCTGAAGGAAGTCACTCTGTTTGACCTTATCAACAGCTTGTATCACTTTCTCTTCTCCGAATTGCTCAAGTAAGGCAATCAGTGAAGTGCATCTCTTAGAACCTGGGTTAATGTGGTAAACCATTTTGATACCGTAAGGCTCTAGCTGATTCCATGCATCGATGATTGCTGAAATGCTATGCTGCATTATAGATACGTCAGTATCTATATATTCTTTCCTTCTTTCCTTCTTTCTTTCTTGTTTGTGTTCCTTTGCTGTCCCTGTGCTGTCCCTTCGCTGTTCCTTTGCTGTCCCTTTGATGTTCTTTTGCTGTTCCTTTTCTAAGTCGCAATCTTGATAAAACCCATAGTTTACAATGGTTATAGCTGTTCTTTTGTTGTTCGCATTTCGTTCTATCATCTTTTGACTTTCTAAGAAGTTTAAAAAGAGTTTGACCTTCTTTCTTCCCCACCCCCAACGCTCCATTAATTTGAGTTCAGAAGTGATAAGCGAACCTCTTTCGACCAGTTCTGTACAGTTTCCTAACAGTGCATTTTTATCTCTATGATTCGCCAGTAGAAGCAAGTCAACCCATGCTTGGCCTTTCGTAAAAGGCTTGTCACTCCACAGCTCATTGTCCAGCAGATCTCTGTGAATCTTTACCCATCCTTGCATTTCGTTCCACACTTCCTGTACATTTCTATAAAGTTTTCAAACGGCAAGGTAACTAACCACGGCTTATGATTCTTCCTATGCATTACCGTAGGTATTTCACCCTCTCTGGCATCGTTTATGGACTGTTCCACAGCTTCATAGATGTTAAGCTTCTCTACCCTCTTGCACTCAATATGGATGCCAGGAAGACCGACTACATCCGCATCTCCATTGGATCCACAGAACTGCTGCCCTCTCCGGCAATCATATCCGTATCTGTTTTTAAGCAGATTTGCTAACTCTCTTTCTCCCTCTTTCCCTTTTCGGTTTGAGTTCATCTGTGTCTACCTCCATGTTGCAATTCTTGGCTGTTCGCCTTGCTGTTTTTAGTGCCCAGCCGATACTCTTCAGCCGGCTTTCTTCTTGTCTGATGTACTTCATCAGCATCATTCTTTCTTCTAAGATATTCATGTCTGGAATGAAGTACACTCTCCCATCTTGCATGTTGAGAATCGGTATATCTCGTCTTGCATAATGGATCATGTCTCTAATTGTTCTATCGTCTATTCCGGTCAGATCAGACAGCTCAGCTCTTGTGATTGCTCCGTCATGTCCGGTTCTGATGTAATCTAATATGTCAATATCGTAAGTCTGCATTGTTCTCCTTTCTCTCCCCGGACAAGCCGAGGAGACGAATCATCATGGCTCTGATTAAGGATTGTGACATACTGTTTCAGTCAGCCATTAGGAGTTTATATATCAACCTTATCCGCTAGGTTAATACCAGTTATAACCAAGACTTTCCGAATACCTCTCTGAACTCTTCTCTGCTGCCTATATGCTCTTCGAAATATCTCTGAGCCATCTGCTTGAGTTCCAAGTCCAAACCGTGATTCGGATTGTCATGTACGCTCCCCTTTTGGAATTCATGGAGATACGGTGCAAGGGGAATCACAAATCCGTATCTCTCAGATATCTTTCTTCTGCTGCCATAAAAGATATGGTGTATGTGTGGATGAGGATATCCAGTGAAGTAACAGTGGTCCATATCATCAGTGAACACACTTTTCAATCGTTTAGCCAATGTCCACGCCATACCTTTCTTTCAGTAATCTCTTCTCATCTGGTGTCGCAATCTCTGATGCTGCAAGTCCTGCTTCCTTACAGCTTGTAATAAGTCCGTCAATAAGCCTTGCCATCTCTGATGTATCGTAGGTACTTGAACCTCTCAACAACTTGTACGTTCTGTACATAATACCGTCTAAGCCTTGCCTTACTTGTGATGTCGGCATCAGATGATATTCTGTTGCTTGCATCACTTTCTTTTCCGCATCTTCCGTATCCGGTACTGTCATGTATATCGGCTTACCTTCAATGATCTCCGGCTCTCCGTAATGAATCAGCATCAAGTTATGCATCTCTGCATTCGATGTGTTCATTACCTTTGCAAGCTTGGTGAGTAGTACCCAGTAGTAAGCATTAGCATCAAGACTTCTTTTCTTCCTGTATGGCTTTATTTCAAGGCTTAAAACCTCTTTGCTTTTCAATTCCTCGTAAGTCTCAAGAAAGTTCTCGTTTGGCTCAAATAGAATGGTCAGACGATGCGTTACGAAGTCGATAATTGGTTCTTTGAGTTTTCCAGTGAAGCGCATTACTCATCACCATACTTCTGTTTCAATGCATTGAGCATCATGGCCGCTTCTTCTTCTGTTAGTTCTTCCCAAGTCTTTCCGTTTCCAGCAACCCAAGCGTCTCCATCGACACCGTGACTTGTACATATCTGCTTGATTGTTTTGATTTTTGCAGCGGATGCACGTTTCTTTAATGTTTCCGGAATGAATGGTTCGTTGTGGTTCTCTTCTTTCAGCCACAGATCAAATCCTAGTCCAGTATGGATAGCTACACACTTTACAAATGCTCTGCACATGCTGTTCCATACTCTCTGCTGTGTCATTGAATTGTCCTTTACTGGATTGCTTCCATTCATTACAGGTGTCTGCATGAAGTACGTATTCTCATCAATAACAACCTTAATCAGTGTCTCGTAACATCTGTTTTTATTTCCGTTCTTATCGGAGAACTCTACATCTGTCTTTCTAAGGCTGCTACCGGTTACTGGATCCGGTACTGGTTCCCAGTAAACCTTGTCTGCTCCATGCATTCTCAAAAGGTTGATACATGTTGCCCAGTTGAGATAATCAAGTCCGTCTCTTTTCTTACAGTACTTCTTGATATCTACATTTCTAAGTTCTTCGTAGCTTGCAAGTGGCATTACAATCCGCTCCTTTCTTCATCTATCCAGTCGCCGGAGAAGAACCACTCAACAAGTTCTTTTCTAAACTCTTCCTGGTCTTCCTCTGCTCCTTTCAGGCAACGCTTCAACGCATAATCAAATGCTTCCTCTTCTGTTACGATTGTTCCTTCTTCCGGTCCGATACCTCTATAAACTTTCATGTTTCGTCACCCCTATGATGAGTTTTACAGTATCAAGTTCAACGAATCCGCCCTTCTTCTCAGCTTTCTCAATGTAAGCTTTAAGTGTTTCCATGCGTGCATCTATCTTGCACAGCTCTATAAATTTATCTACACTTACCTCTAATGTTTTTTCTCCCATTGCTTTCTCCTCTCTGAAATGTTATTATTAAGTTGGTTTTATAGCCGAGTGCCTGAAGGTTGCCGCCTTTATCATGGCACTCTTTTTTAATATCCGAAGATAACCCATGTTGCGATTCCTAAGACAACTACCAATCCCATCGCAACTACTGTCATAACAGCAGACTTTTTTTCTTCTCTATCATCATGCTCAATTCTTCTTGGCTTTCTCTTGATATCAATGATCTGGATTGTTCTTCTTTGGATGTCGATCATATCGATCTGATTCATTTTTCCCACCTTCTTTCTGAAATGATGCACACGGAATACATCTGCTTCTTTCCATGCATCTGTTTCTCTTTTTGCAGTAACTACAATCTCTCATATCACTTCCCTGCCTATCTTTGCCTTTTCCTCATCAGTGATTTTGAGCACCCTTAGAATTTCTCTTAATTCACTGATTCGGATGTTGTCCGGCTGACTTAATCTTTGGTACAGAGTGCTCGGCGGGATACCGGTCAGTTTTGAAAGCTTCTGGGTATCAATAGCTGTCATAGTCTTTCCTGACTCAATGATTGCAAGAAGTATTCTGTTCTGCCTTTCCCTGTCAGATATTTTTAATTTTGGCATCTCTTCTCACCTCTCTAGTCATCATAAGTACGTGGGATCATGTCCTCTGTCAGTGCGTAGAAATCGCTGAGATACGCTCCGTCATCTGTGATGCTTAAATCAACAGCAACGTTGTTCTCATTCATCAGCATGATTCTCAACGCACACTCTTCTCCGATTGTTCCGTTGCCAACAGCTAAGACCTTAAAGCCTTTCAATGCGTGCAGCTCTTCAGAATCTCCATTGACTCTCTTATTGATAATCTTTTTCTTCATTGCTTTCACCTCTCTTCATCAGTACCCCTCACGCCACCTACTCAATCGCTGGAACCCAACCACATTTCTTACACTTTTGCGTCCTCATCACTGATAGCACTTAAATCATCCTTAACTGCGTGTGGCTCACTGATCCAAATAGCTTCATCCGAAATAGTTACATCAATAGCTACATGATGTTCATTTACCAATGTAAGAACAGTTATGTCTCCAAAATCACCATTAGTGGGTCCATCTTCCACACTTACTACCTTGAATCCAATAAGCGGAGCAAAAGCTTCTTTTTCTCCTGCGTATTCTCGATTTATAATAGTTTTCATCTTGATTCCCTCCTACACTTCAAAACTCATCTGCGCATTTTCAGCGTCAATCTCTTCTTTCAAAAACATTGGGAGCTTGTACGCTTCGATAATCTTTACTGCCAGGTTGCACTGATTTCTCTTGATTGCCTTGTATGTGTCAACGCCGAATTCTCTTTTGAGCTGTTTATCAAGGTCTTTGTAAACTTTGGTTCGCAAGCTCCTGTTCCGATACGCTGGACTACTCTTTCCGCCCATCAGTGGAACAATCTTGTTATTCTTTGCCCATGTGATTCTCTGACACTCCAAGGCAAGTAACGGCATGTCCTGTTTGAACTCCTGTAAATCCTTGTCAATGGAATTTACTTTCTCTGTTAGTTCCACATTACCCTGTGCAAGTAACTGAATCTTCTGGTCGGTTGTCATTGGAACTGCTTTTGGTTTCTCAAAATAGTTGTCAACCAGTCTGTCGTAGACTTCCCATGCCGTGTCAGTGTTAAGTGACTTCGCATGAAGGAACGCTCCTTTTTCTGTCCAAAGGTATAATTTATTGATTCTTGACGATTCATCAAATTGATGATTCGTTTTAAAATTCTTCAGTTCGTCTCCTTCAAGACAGATAAAATGTTTTCCTTCAACATATCTTTCTTTGTTCCGATTGTAGTTATTGGAAATAACTCTCGAGTCAGTTCCATATGCTTCTGCAATCTGCTGTGTTGTGAGCACTCTAATGTTTTTGTACTCTGTAATCTGTAAGTTGTTCATTTCTGTGATCGCCTCCTTAAAGTGTCATTTAATTCAACTTTTCATTTAAAAAAATTTTGTCTCTATCAGATCTTGAAAGTTTTAGCGTCTTTGTTAATCCAACGATTTCAGAAGCTGTAAACTCTCCACCTTTTAAACGATTGTAGAATGTTTCTCTAAGAATACCGCTTTTTTCACAAATGGCTTTGACTGTCATTCCGCTATCAGCAATTCTTTCTTTTAAAAGTTTGATGTCTGCCAAGGCAACTCCCCTCCTTTCTGGTTGAACTTTATTCAACATCATTAATATATCACAGGGTTGAATGTGTGTCAACCATTTTCACAAAAATGTTGAATATTTTTCAATCTTGTGCTATATTGAAATCAAGGAGGTACGTAAAATGCTTCAATTATATAAAAACATAAAAAAGAGACGATTAGAATTGCAATTAACGCAGACTGATTTAGCAACTAAGCTGGGTTATGCTGATAAAAGTATGATTGCAAAAATAGAAAAAGGGTTAGTAGACTTGCCTCAGTCAAAGATACTTGCTTTTGCTGATGTGCTACAGACATCCCCTAGTGATTTAATGGGTTGGGAACAGATAGACACAAATTTTTCCGGGAAAGAAGCTCCGAAAGAAATCTATGATAAATTCAAGAGCAACGTATCTAAATTTCATGGAGAGCATAAAGAACTTCTTGACATATATGGAAAACTCTCTTCTCCGAATCAGAAAAGAGTTCTTACCTATTCAAGAAATCTGCTTATGAACCAACAAATGGAAGAAGACCTTACCGTCCAGGCAGCTCACGAACGTACAGATATAGAAGTAACCGATGAAATGCGACAACATGATGATGACATCATGGATGACGAAAATTTCTAATCTCCATAGTCCACTTTTATAGGACAGATTGCTTAGTACAATTATGATGGAGGTGTTGTAAGTGAATTCTTATGAAATACTTTTAGACGAAGCTCGCAATATTGGATTAGTAGTAAAGGAAAAGCCACTGCAAAGCGGAGATGGAAGAATAAAAGGAAACAAAATTGCTATCCGGCATGATATTAAGACATCACGACGGAAAGCCAATGTCCTTGCGGAAGAACTTGGACATTACTATACTTCCACGGGTGATATTCGAGATCAGTCCAAACTGGAGAACCGGAAACAGGAACGCCAAGCCAGATTACATGGCTACAACCGCCTGATCGGACTTATGGGAATCATCCACGCATTCAATGCTGGATGTCAAAATAAATATGAAATTGCAGACTTTCTGGATGTTACAGAAGAATATCTGGAAGAATGTATCAGCTGCTACCGTGATAAGTATGGGGTATATACTACCGTTGATAACTATATTATATACTTCATTCCGAATCTGGTAGTAGTTGAAATAATTTGATATAACCTCACAAGGGATTATATATACGAGCAGTGGTGGCTCGTAAGGAACAGGTCTCGCAAAAGAAAGAGAGGGATAAAAAACATGGGTTTTTTAGACAAATTAAAAGGAAGCTGGGATAACGCTTCTAGATATGCTGACTTAAGGCAAAAAATAGAAAATAATGAAATTTCTACATTGACTGAAGACGACCGCAGCTTCTTTGAAGCCACTGCCAAAAAGACTCCAGAAGAACATTTAGCTGACTGGGAGAAGCGACAAGCCGAAAAGGCTGAGCGCGATCGCATCAAAGCCTTAAGAAAAGCTGAAACACAATACAATATAGGTGGTTTAAAATTCCGTAAAGATGGAAATGGTTTATATTATTTCGGAAATTCTTTTCAGGAAGGCGCTGGACACTTTAAACTGGTTGATTTTATTTGGGACGGTCCTCAATACAATTTAATCAGCAAAACAACCGGAAATAATAAAACTCACGGTCGTGCTGGCAGCGCACTAATTGGTGCTGCAGTTGCTGGACCTGTCGGTGCCGTCGTCGGCGCATCCCTCGGAAAGAAAACAAAAGTCAACACAACTACTACGACAAAACAGCAGGAATTAGATACCGTTGCATTTTTAGTATTCGAATCTACAGAAACAGGAACGAGAGTTCAAAAGGAAATCAAATGTAATACCAATACTGCAAATGAAGTTCGCAGACTTTCTTTTAATTAATACCAAAAAAGAAACCGCTCCTGCGCCAACAGGAACGGTCAACTGGAAGAAACACACGCCAATGTGCTTCTTTTAGTAACTCCGAAGAGATACTCCAAAATCCAATGAATATTGTATCATCTTCGGAGCAGTTAATCAATCAGAACTCTTGTTCTGTTGCTAGGCTGTTATTTTTATACCATTTTTTATAAAAAGGAGATGATTGTATGGCAACAGCTAAGAAGTTACCTTCCGGATCATGGAGATGTCAGGTATTCAGCCACTATGAAATTGTCTTAGATAAAAACGGAAAACCTGTTATTGATCCGAAAACGAAGAAACAGAAACAGAAAAGAATCTATAAGTCTTTCACTTGTGATGATCCATCGGCAAGAGGAAAAAGAAAAGCTGAAGCAATGGCTGCTGAATGGGCAGACAACAAAGAAATCAAGAAAGATGAAGAAGTACAAATGACTTTCGGTGATGCACTAGAAAAGTACATCCAGGAACGGTCCGCTGTCCTCTCACCGTCCAGCATCAGAAAGTACAAGAGTATGCAACGTAATTGCATGGTACCGCTCAAAGAGTATCAGCTAAAGGAAATCACACAAAGCGTAATTCAAAAGGTGATTAATAAGGCATCTACAGAGCTGTCGCCTAAGTCTGTTCGTGACATGAATGGACTGATCAGCGCGGTAATGAAAAGATTTCGTCCGGGAATTGTAATCAATATCACTCTTCCCAAAAAACTGAGGAGCAACATTTACATTCCTACAGAAGTGGACATTAAGAAGATTGTTCGTGCATCAGAAGGAACTATCATGGAAGTGCCAATTCTCCTCGCAGCGTTTGGAGCTATGCGAAGAGGTGAGATCTGTGCATTACAGAAGTCCGACATCAAGAATCACACGATACACGTTACAAAAACAATGGTTATGAATGATGAAGGCGAATGGATTGTGAAAGCACCTAAGTCTTATGCTGGTGACAGATACGTGAATTATCCATCATTCGTAATCGAGAAGTTTTTGGAACTTTCAACCAACACTGTAAACATGAATCCGAATACATTAACAACATCGTTTGGAAATCTCCTTAAGAAATTAGAGATACCTCACTTCCGATTCCACGACTTAAGGCATTACAACGCTTCTGTTCAACATGCGCTAGGAATACCAGATGCGTATATCATGCAATCTGGTGGGTGGGGAAATGATTCGGTACTGAAAGAAGTCTACCGTCACACTCTTCCGGACATGGAAGATAAAATGAATAAGATTGCAATCGACTATTTTGAGTCTATGCAACACGAAATGCAACACGAAACATAACAATCATTGATTTTACAGGGGTTTTAGCACTTTCTATGGGAGTTCGATTCTCTCATCCCCTGTTGACCGAAGAGTCAGAAACCTTGAATTTTCAAGGCTTCTGGCTTTTTTCATTTTCTAGATAATTCCAATGTAGTCAAGTATGTAGTCAAACAGGAATTATTCCTAAAATGAGATAGCATTTTCAATCTGTTTTTCTTTGTTTTTCGTTGTTTTATTGCTGAAATAATATAATTTTTTTGTTGTACTGATATCACTGTGTCCCATTTGTTCTGTAATAAATCCCTCATCTACATCACTGTCTATTAAGGTTGTTCCGTAAGTCTTTCGTATCTTGTGCATGGTACGATGTTGGATATGTAATTCATTACATATTCTGGACAGTCTTTTATTAAAAGTATTTCCTCTGATACGTTTTCCGTTATGCTCGAATAAATATGTTCCTGATGTATTCAGTTCCAATATTTGATTCAACGTATCCAGTGCGGTAGAGGATATGATTAAATCCCGATTACCAGCGTCTGTTTTAGCGTGTTCTTTTACAGCTACAATCCATTTATTGTTTTCGTCTCGGTATTTATCTTCGGTACGTCTGATTTTAATAATACGTCCGTGTAAGTCTTCTTTCTTTAGAGTGCTTAGTTCACCGACACGTAAACCTGTCTGAAATGTAAGCAGAATACCAAGATTATAAATATCCGGCTTTGCTTTCAGACGTTGAATAACTACGGGAATTTCATCTTCCATAAACACTTCTTTCTGCTTGTCTATAATCTTCCGTTTAAAAAGATTATTCGGCAATTCCAAATCTCCAAAAAATTCAGTGATACTGATTGCAGTATACTTTTTCTTCTTACCGTATTTGAAGATACCACGAATCAATGTCCGTAATCCGGCATATGCCTTTCTGGTAAGTGTAAGGTCACGAATGGTGCATTTGATAAATACTTCCAAATCATCTTCTGTGACATTTTTAAATTTCTTTTTGGTAATTGAAACAGAAGTGTAGTGGAAAAATCTTTTGTAATCGTTCACGTATCTGTCATAAGACGCTTTCTGTATCTCGCCGAAATCCAGTTTGCGGTTTATCCATTCATAGAAAACATCATCAATATAAATTTCTTCCTGTAGAGCCTTGTAAAACTCTACAATGACATTTTCCAGTTCTTCACGGGTATTTCTGCGTCTGTAAAGTCGTTTTCCGTCTTGTTGTGGAAGATACGTGGAATAAATTTCTTTTCCCGATTTGTCTGTTGTTACTGTAATTGCGTAAACATGCTGTGCAAGTATTTCCTTTCTTTCCATATCTGCTATATCATTCAGCATGGTATCTAAAGAGATTATACCTGTTTGGATTGCGTAATTCAATAAATCTGTATCGTCATAAGCGTTGGGTTCAGTCATAAATTACATCAATATGATAAGGGTATTGTCTCAAAATATCTTTTTAGATCGGAAGAGCACACGTCTGA